CTACATATAGACAATGACCAATCACTTTATGAAATAGCGCAGGAGTACATCCAGCACGCTTTCAAAGATTGCGAGTCACCTCTCATGTGCTTGGAAGAGTCGCTTGAAAATTGGATCACAGAAGACCTGATCACGCTGGAAAATGTTGCAGGAAATCACGGCTTATGGCTAATGCTCACCGACATAGGCTCTCTTTATCGCGTAAATTGGCGCGAGATAGCAGAAAACTATCTAGAAGAAGCGAACCAAGAAGCAATTTGGGCAACAGAAAGAGAACTAAAAGAGGCTAACGCATAATGCAAATTACAATAACAACAGCCTTTGAGGTAACAACAACTTTTGAAGCGGATAATTATTTGCACGCAGTAGAACTCAATAGTGATTGGCTAAGTGAGGAATACGGCAACATAGAAGACTACAAAACAGGACAAGCGGGAGAAATCCACGAGGAGGCAAACGCATAATGAGCGACTACAAAGACTACACGGTAACGGTTACCTATGACGGCGGGATAGGTATCTCCGCCATAGATGAAGAAGAGGCGGAAAAAATAGCCCGTGAAATTATGCTAGAAGAAACCAATCCAGAAATGGCTAAGTACTTATTCTACAAAGTGGAAAGGGTGACACAATGAGCCAAGACTCTATATCTTGGGGCGAACTCGCCCAACTTACCCACGCCACGCAGGTTGAACAGTTCAACTTCTGCCTATGTGAAGAGCAAGAAGAATTTCCCTTTGATGATTGCCCTAGAACGGAGCAGACACTATGAACGAGTCACTAAATGTTTTATTCAATAAAAAAACCTATAAGTGTGACGTCTGCGGATCTAATTATTGGCGTTATCTACACGAAGGAGATGAGAGTAATTGCGAGTGTGAGGGTGGCGAGTGCTGGCGTGTCTGTAATGAGTGGAACGAGGGTGAAGGTTGTGATGGGGTAGCCGAACTAGTAGAAACGGAGCAGACTCTATGAGCGAGGGACGCTTGGCTTATTGGCGGGCTAAGGCTACGCTATGCGAGAAACTATTCTATGAGCAACTCCCCGACAAGGAAAAGCAAGACGAGGCAGTAGAAAACCTAGCCCGATTTATCCAAGCCAACCGCGAGATTGACCGCCTCACTAATGGGGTCAATTTTGATTGGCTCTATGACCATAACGAAGGGAAATAAAGAAATGAACTGTGTAAAATTGCAAGATTGTGGCTTTCATCCCGTGAGTTACTGCCACGGGTGCATGTGCAACCCGTGCACCAATAGGGATGAAGACCATGAATAAATAACAGGGACGGGACACGATAGGCGCGGGGGCTTGACACTCCTTGGGCTTATGCTTTACCCTCAATACCAGCACTACCGCCCGCGTAACCGCACGGACGACCGCCAACATTACCGCCCGCATGAACGTACGGGCAACCTTGAAAGGTGAAACATGACACAGACAGTAACGGACAAATTAGGACAAACAGCCGTAGACGCATTACATCAAGCAATTCAAATAGCATGGCAAGCGGGCTACGATCAAGCCCTATCAGACATGAACAGCGATAAAGATCTAGGTGGCGGACGTACTCTTCGCCTTGCCGTTGTCTCAGATATTGAGATGGATGATAGAGAGTGAGTCGCTGGCATTTATTCTTTTTTGTTATTGGATTATGTGCTTTCACCATTGTGATGGCACTCACATTTGCCGCTATTTTAGAGAGGAAAGACAATGAGTATTAAGCCAGGAGATAAGCCACTATGCGCCGAGTATGATCCTGAGTTGTGGTTCCCTGATGCCACTTTTCTACGCACACATAGCGATAATGATAGACAACAATTTGTAGACAAAGCGATATTTGCTATGAGAACATGCCAGCGTTGCCCGCTCTTTGCCAACGATAAGTGTATAGAATATGCTATGAATGATGCAGCAACTATTGACCATGGCATTTATGCAGCCACCCTACCATTTGAAAGGCGCAAGGCAGTAGGACTAAGACCAGAAGACTCCAACAAATGGGAGTTTATTGTAAGGCAAGCGGCAGACAGTGAAGGAATTATTCCCACCTATATTGTCAAGAGAGAAAGGCCAAACCAATTACACGTTACGTATTTCTCAAGGATAAAAAATACATCTACAGACGACGACTCACAGGAATTGGCTTCCTAATACTCATTGGCATACTTGCGGGCTTCTACAGCCCTTGTGAGGCTGTTAAAGACCATCTAGAGACGCCCAAGCACTACGCCAGAGCCTTGTATAAGTACCAAGGTGGCACTCGCACCCAGTGGGTATGTCTAGATAAACTCTGGACGGCTGAAAGCCATTGGAACTATAAAGCCCGCAACACACACGGCGGGGCTTTGGGCATTGCCCAAGCATGGCCAGCAGAGAAGTACTTAGTCATGGGCGTTGACTATAAAACTAATTGGCAGACACAAGTACGCTGGGGCTTGCTTTATATCAAACTGCACTGGCATAATGATGCCTGCGCGGCTCTAGGAAATGAGAACCGCCATGGATATTATTAAAATAATAGCCAAAATTGAAAGTAACAAGACAACACTGCCGCCAGAACATAAGGATGCAGTGTGGATGGAAGGCTTTAATCATGGGCTAGACTGGGCTATACGTATCTTGGAAGGAGATAAAAGCGCATCATGAATACATACACACATTCAAAGCAAGCACCAACAGTGTTGATACATATACTGGCAAAGGATAAAGCAAAGATCTTGCCAGAGTGGCTAAGGCAGAACCTAGAAAACATTGACTACCCACGCGACAGTATCTATCTATACTTTCGCACCAATAACAATAACGATGATACTGCGAATGTTATCCACAGGTGGATAGACGATCAACAGGTCAGACGTGAAAGTCAATACACATACGAAAGTGATAGATCATTGTATGAGTGGGCAAACATTGAAGTGGATGACTCCGACATAGCCACCCCTGTGCAGAACTACGGCGTACACGAGTGGAATGCCGAACGGTTTAAGGCGCTTGGAGCGCTTCGCCAAGATGGTATAAACCAAGCACGCTTTTGGGAAACAGATTTTTATTACACCTGCGACGTGGACAACTTTGTTTTACCCCATACGCTTAAAAAACTAGTATCATACAACCAACCAGTGGTGGCACCCCTTATCCGCTACGCTTTAGGGAAAGAGGAACACAAGCCTTATGCCAACTACCACAACATTGCCAGTTCAACAGGCTACTATCAAGATAATTTCGCGTACTATCGTATCCTCAACGGTGAAGTCAGAGGACTTATTAAGTGTGACGTCGTTCACTGTACATATCTCATACGTAAAGACACACTTCCAAAGATCAAGTACGTTGATGGAACCGATGATTACGAATATGTTATCTTTAGTAGAAGATTACGCGAACTTAACATCCCTCAATGGCTAGATAACACCGAATTGTATGGCTATCTTACCCTTGATGAAGACGTGGATGCCTGTATTAAATGGATGAACGAACTAAGGTCTGCCGCTCGCTAACCCTTCCAGGCTTGTAGCGGCAAACAGAAAGCCCGTCATGGAGATTTATCCACGGCGGGCTTTTTGTATTGCCAACTTCCCCTTTGGCAAACCTATCTTTTTGGATGGTCAGTGCTGTAAAAACCTGACGCATTAAACTTAACAGGCGGTACAGAATATACACGTCCCATGGGCGTATCGCAACATATTGGATCCGATGCTTCTGCATGAATGCTACGTTCTACATCATACTGTATGCCGCACTTGCCACATTTGTACTCATAACTAGGCATGCTTATCCCAAATCTCAAAGCCAATATACCAACGAAAAGCGTTCATCATAAACGCTCTGTCATGCGGGTCATAGTCAATACCAAAACCCCAGTAACTTGTTACCCCATGAAAGAATACAATCTTCATTTATCCCACCTAATCACAATCTCATAGCCTAGTTCATAAGCAAATTCTTGCGCTTCAAGAAATGTAATCTTCTCAAACATAGCCCATGCTAAATCTTCAAGGCTTAATTCCTTTGGCTTTATCCAGGGTTTACGTTTCATCCATTACTCCTAACTTACACTCATCTACACAGTTCCATACCAGTTCATAGTATGAATTACCCAATGATTGACGTATCTCAGTATAGCAATCTGGGTGGTGTATTGGCTTTTTATACGCCATCTTCTGGCACTTCTGCTGTAAACGGTGATTGCCCACCTAGATGGTTGTTAAGCCTACGAAGCGCACCATCCACCTTGCGGTGAGCGGTAGTATCACTGACTTGTAATTCCTCTGCTATTTGACTAAAGGTAAGTTGATGCTCAAACTTTAACTGCAAAACATCCCTATCCATTTCATCCAATTTAGCCATTGCCTTGCGAATATCTAATAATTGAACCACATAGTTGCCGCCTTCAGCGGGATTTCCCCCACCAGATACACGCGGCTTGGTAGCATCACGTGTTTCAACAACGTCAGCCCAGACAAATGGTAACAATTCGGACAAAGTAATAGGTGAATAATAAGCCTCATCTTCAATGGCATAGCCAAGTGATTGCGCTTTGCGCTTACGACAGTAACGATCCGCGTGTCTAGATAGGGTCTTACCCAGTTGCTTAACGCCGCCTTTGTATTCCTCAGAAGATTGTTCATGATTAATCCAATGACGCACTTTAGCCTCACGCCTAAGCACCCACACCATTAACTCCTGGCGTACATCAGACACGTCAAAGTAAGTGTGATACTTCCTATGAACAGTACGCGCTACTTGCGTCGCAATGTCAGATGCTTCTTCTATCCAGTTATCCATGGATCGTTTCTGGTGGGTTAAGGTATTGTTGTTGTACTGCAAATACTGGCGTACGCATAGTTGTGTTATAGAACTTCTCTGTCTGTGCTTCATAGCCATACATCCAGCCATGAATACATGCTAGGTAATGAGTAGGCAAGGTTACTAAAAGGTATTTACGAGAAGGATCATCACTGCTATTGATAAGCAATTTACCTGTGGCATAGGCTGTTGTGCGAACTTCAAACTCTCCAACATCGCCCATCTTACGCTCTTCAAATAAAGCAAATGGGTATTTATCCTGCCATCTAGCAATGGCTATCTCACCTAAACAACCGCTAATCTCACGTGCCACTTGTTCAACCCATGTTGGAGCATGTCCCCGTGGATCTTCATTACCCTTTGCTCTGTTGTAATTAAAGCGAGCAACTGCTTCAATCGTGGCAAAAGATAAGTCGCCATGAGACATTTTAATCTCAATCATTCTTTAGGCCAAGTACCCCTCTGTACCATAAGCGCAATGACTGCATAATTTGCCATGTCTTTGAAACTATCTTCAACACTTTCGTGCTTAGGTAACGTTCCAGTTTTGAATAGATTCTTAAGCCGTTCAAACTTATCGCCAATGCGTACAAGAAGACCATTGATAGGCCCACCAAAAGCGTTATTAACATTACCTGGGCCATAGTCCGACTGCTTCGTAATAAGAAGGTTGCCAATTTCATCCATCACTTCCCAGACTGCGGATGCAAAGGTGGAATTTGAATTGTGATTTGGTTTGGATGCTTGATGCTCACGATATTCAACCCCAAATCGGTCAACAACTTTAACACTATTTCCATATCCTCGCTCACTCATTTTCTCCCCCTAGGTCGTTGTCTTCAAACTGTCCACCGTAATAATAGTTCTTATCTTTTTCATTTAATCTATAAAAGTATATCATCCTTGTGCCATCAGGGCTTTTTTGCACCATTTCAATGACATCTAATACCCAAAAAAGTTCAGGTACTGCCGCGCCATCTTTTGGCCCATACATAAATGTAGGCATTCACTTGTCTTCCTGGATAAGATTAATTGTTATCTTTCCACCAGTAAATGAATCATATTTACTAGCAATTTGCAGCGCTTTTGTAAGAATCTTGCGAGCCTTAATAGGATCATCAATCATTACACCGCCACCAAGTGCAGTCATAGCACCAAGGGCAAACTTCTCTCCACTGCCTGCTACATACAAATTGTCAGCGTTACGTTCCCATGAATAATCTTCATTAATGCAGTAAACCCTACCCTTAACTGCCACAATAATAATGTTGTCATGCTCAACAGCAGAATCAGCCTTGCTAAACTCATACCCTGCTTCTAAAAAAGATTTACGAATAGATGGTATTAACTGACGAGTAACATACTTATCTATGTCTTTGCCGTTAACTACTGGTGGAACAAAATCATGTTCAAGAATGTTAATGCCGCGCACTGATCCAGCCATTGCAAAAACAAGATTGTTATTTTTAAATACTTTGCCATTGGGTATATTAATACTAAACCCATCCTCGCTAGAGGATTGAGAATCAGCCCCGATCATGACCCAATCTGGTCCTTCAATCGCGGCTATGGTAGTCATTGGGCGCTTATTCTATCATAAAACCATTCAACACCCTGGTCAAGAAACACTTCATTGACGTCTTGATTATCAGGCAGCATAACTACAGTGGCTTTATCTAAATCTTCTTTTATCCTTTTAGCAAGTTCTTGGCCAGGATTTCGCCCGTCCTCTTTAACATCATTGTCTGCAAAGATGAGAATACGCGAGTAGCCCTCAAATAACTTTGGGAACCACGGCTTCCACTGAGATACTCCCGCAACACCAACAGATGGTATGCCCACGATGCCCGAAAGAATGATCGTATCAATCTCCCCTTCACAAATGGCAATAGTGTCAGAGTATATGTGCAGATCATTAACGTTAAATAACCCCACCTTTTGGCCCGTTGGGTATAAGTATTTTGGCGTACCGTCATCTATTGTCCTAAACTTCATTCCCACTACGCCAGTCGGCGTAAGGTACGGAATACTTAATCTTCCAACAGAATGTTCATGCCCAGCACTAGGCTCCGCGACGCTTCCAAGAAGGTACTTGTTTGCTATCTCCTTGGTTATGCCGCGTGCCTCTAGGTAAGACAGAGCCTGTGGTGTTAGATTGCTGGAATATCGTTCTGTTGCTTCCGTGAGCGATTTCTTCTGCTCTGCGTTTAACATCCTTAAACTCCTTTATGTTTTCCATTCGTGATACTACATCATATACATCACCTAGAACCTGGCATACAAGGCAATTGTATCCCTGTGAATCTAGATTGTAAGCGGCGCTGGCATGACTATCTTCGTGCATAATACATTTGCAAGGTACCCAGCCATGACGATGGCTTATGCGCACACCGTAATGCTCTAGCACTGTGGCTAGATCAGGCTTCAATACCACCTGTCACCTTCAACCATTGGTTCAAATCTTGTATGACCCAAGACTGATCCAGCGAAGCCATACGCCTCTTAACGATAACGTATGCAGGTGGCGCTGGATCAATCCCTCTAGCCTTGGCGTAGTTGGCTGCCTCAGCCACAGCCTCTCGCCAAAATTGTGGCAAATCCATCTTTGCCGTTGCTTTTAACTCAAAAATATAAGGCGCACCTGCAACCATGCAGACAATGTCACCCTCATCATCTTTGCCAGCAAGACGCAGACGTTCTGCCATCAAACCCTTTAATCGTAAAAACTTTAAAATTCCAGTCTCAAATGCGGATCCTTTGCGCTTTCCATAACTACTCATATTGCAACTCCGTTACTGGTACTCGCCAACCCATGATGGTTTCATCACGGTATTTATCTAGCATACATTCCAGTGGGTGGAAAGATCCATAAACTTCTACTTGACTATAATATTCTTCATCTAAAATCTTTGTTCCAATAATTATTTTATTTATATCTTTATCCCAAAAAGGAATAGCGGTACGAGTACGCACAGTACGTATCTCATAATTATTACCAACGTCAGCAAGGTTTTTACGCTCTGGGTGTAACTCATTTGGGTACCAAGGAACAGACCAAGTTTGATTGTAAGACTTAGCCGCTGCCCATTCAGAAATATTAGCCCTTACATTAGCCAATAACTCATGCTCTAAACGACCAGCGGCTTTGCCTTCTGCATAGTTTGGTCTATCAACTGAACCAAATTTAGTAAGCCAACGTTCTGTTGCAAGATTGGTACATATACGTACTTCATCTTTGCTTAACTCAATGATCTTACTCAATATTGCTCCAAGTGGTACCAATGGATAACGCTGCCCGATCTGGGTATAGCGTCATTCTACTTGCATCAGACCATAAAGTGACGTATTGGCTACCATCGGCGCTGTTCTTCGCAAAACGATTCTTTACACAAGCAACACGAAATTCACCTGTAAATGGCACAAGTGCCACGGTAAGGATCATTTCAGGCAACTGAGCAATCTTTCCTTGAATTGCTTTACGAGCAGGTGGAATGTCGGGACGTCCTTCATTCTCAGTGGTGTGGTGCAAAAGCATTACTGCCGCTTGCGTTTCACGTGCAATATGGTGCATCGCTTTGGCTATCTCACGTAGCCCCGACCATTCATCGTTATGAAGCGATACAACGTTCATTGCATTGTCCACAATAATCATGTGTGGATACTCACCATATGCTTCTGCATAGGCTCGTATGGCTAAATCAATCTCATCAAGAGTAGGTGATGGAGCAAAATCAAACTGTAGGTGCTTAATGCTTTCTAGTTCTGTGCCATAAAAATCTTGACCAGTTCCAGTTGCAAATGCTTCTTCTACGCTTGAAACTCTATGCCCAGTTACCATTGCCGCAGAACGAATTGCGGTGGTATAACCATCTGTATCTGCTGAGATATACAGCGTAGGCACCTTCATTTGCACTGCCATATAGAGGGCTAATAAAGATTTACCAGCATTAGGCTGGCCTGCAATCATTGTTAGTTGCCCCCGCCTAAACCTAATCCCTTCCGCTGCTAACGGTGGGAATAGGTCAGGCAGTAGTGCGTAATCATTGGTACTTTTCGCTGCCGCTTGGTGTAGTGACAGCATCTAAGTTTATCTTAAGAACTTAGGCTCGCATTGGTCGGGAGTACCCTTTGGTGAAGGACAGAACCAACCTTTCCATGCCTTTGGTGCTTCTGGCTTTGACTCACGCCATACCAACGCACCGTGCTTACAATGTCCCTCAGCAATAACAGCAGGTGAATATGCAGGTGCAGTACCTACAACTTCTGCGTTAAATGAACGTGCAACATAACTAGCAGCGTTGCCGCCACCTAGTGAACCTGATGTTGCTCCAATAAGAGTTGCAGTATCTTGGATAGTTGTTAGTGAACTTTCCAATTCCTTTTGATCTTGTGCGTAGATGTTGATTAATGTTCCGTCGTGCAACTTAAAGTTGACTTGGAACTTTGTGCTTTCTGTTGCTGCCATTCTTTTTTCCTTCTTTCTTTATCGTTGCTAGTGGGTCGTAAACTTGGGCTAGTTGTCCACCTACAGCGTAGCAGTAATCTTTTACGCCACAAGTGCCACATGCCATGCCAATATTTGGCAAAAAAATTTCTGCCTGTAAGCCACGCTCAAACTGGGCAAACAGTTCTGTAAAAACAGGTGTAGTCCACAAATGCAACCCGTAGGCTTCTTCAAACTGTGCCTTGCGAGCAGAGTAGAAGTAGCCACGAGTCGGACGGATACCAAAAGTCATTTCCATCATACAGGCGTACACACCCAGTTGCATTGCTGAGTCAGGAGTATACGAACCTGTTTTAAAATCAATCACTGCTACTTCACCATTGGGTAAAGTAACAATTGCATCGGCAAAACCTTTGATCGGAACATCACCAAAAGATTGGTTAAAACCAATTTCAATTCCAGGTATACCTTGAGGTGTTACCCAAATTTCAAACTGACTTTCTTCCCAAGCGGTAATAAAATCAAAGAACATTTGCTTACCATTAACATCCCACCAAGCGCCATTTTCCTTGTCAGGGTTGGCTTTGGAAGCACGTCCACCGCGACGCCAATCTTGTGGATTGGTACCAGTTTTTGTTTCTTGTTCAGCAATCTGCGCAATAAACGCATCTTGCCAAATCTTATCCCAACTCATTCTATTTCCTTACCGATAACTATTTCCTGTGCTTTCTTAAGTCCTACAATTGTAGCAGGATTAGTTTCGGTTTTAATTGCTTCCCCAATCAATATGCCCAAAGCACGGCGCATGATTATTTCAGCCTCAACAAAGGCTTGCTCAAATGCAGCCTTAGTTATTAATTGCGCACGTTTTTTACCCATGTTATTCCTTATCCAATTCTGTAACTATTGTTGCAAGACTACCACAATCTACACAAGTAGCCTCTGTTAAATATTGACCGACTTCATAATCTTCATCAAACATGACCTTAACGTTCCACCATTGAGAACCGCAAGCACAGACACGAATAGGTCCAAGGCTGCGAAGGTCGGATGAAAACATTAGAACGGTATTTCTTCTGTCTTATCTTGAGACTTTGCAAACTTTTGTAGCAGATATTGTTCTGCCGCTGCGTGAAACGCAGATCCACCAACAAACCACCATGCTGGGTCTGAAGGTGCTTGCATACCACGTTCTAGTTGCCATGCTTTACCGCAACGTAGCCATGATGTGAATGAACTAAACGATCTATGTTGAACTTTTATTTCTGTCATGACATAAGGATAGCAGGTGGGTATGAGAAACGTGTCAAATTGAACCATCGGCGCGTCAAGTTGCGCCATTGGTTTGAAGTATGTGTATACTACGAGCGAAGCGAGTGCGGTTAACAAAGGGCGCCTTTATGGGCGCCCGATATGATAGGGCGGCTACGTGGATAGCCCTACGGGAAAAGCATATTTATGGTACAATTTGGACATGGATAAACCTCACCACAGGTTACTCTTTAAACATCCTATTACGCGCACGGGCATTTGTTCAGTGTGTGGACCTACCCGCCTTAAAAAGAAACAAAGCGGTTGGTCGTGTCGTAATAAATACAACGAATATCGTTCACGTCACGCCAAAATTAAAAAACTTCATTGTGAAGTTTGTGGGTTTGTGGCTGAACATAGAAGTCAATTGGACGTTGACCATGTGGATGGCAATCACGACAACAATGATCCATCTAATTTACAAACCCTGTGCGCCAATTGTCATAGGCTTAAAACACAAAAAAATAAAGATTGGGAAAGCAAAAAAACTTAACACTTTTATTCCAATACGCGTAGGTTTGTGTCAAAATTTCACTGTTAATTTTAGGCAAAAAAAATAAACCCCCCGCGTTAGCGAGGGGCTATTTGTTATTAAGTTTTACTTGATTGTAGTTGGCGCAACCGCTGGAACTACTGGTGTGTGAACTACAGGCAAAGCCTTGTTCACTAATGAATTAGGATTGATACGAGCAAGTAGTGGACCAACTACTCCAACAAGAGCAGCCCATGCCACAGCCTTTAGATGATGATTGCCAGTTTGATAAATGGCAACACCGCTTGCAAGTGTTGCAAGAATGTAATGCTCAAACAGTGCTTTTTCGCGTGATGATATTTTCATTTATTCTTCCTCTACATTGTCAACATATGGAGTGGCTGAATGTGTAGCCTCTGGATCTTGCAACGGTGAGCCGTAAGGCTTTGGTGTGGCAGAACCAGCAGCAACAGCAGTTGCAACCATTCCTAAGTGTACAGGATCAATGGCAAAATTGCTTGCTTTCCATGTAACCAACCCAGCCAAACCGCCAAGTACAGCAGTTTTTGGATTAGTCATATCAAATTTAAATGGCATTATGAACCAGCCTTTGCCACCATGGATGTATAAGTAAAGGCTTCAATGCCCTTACCCTTTACCTTAGCAAGTCCAGGATATTTGGATTGATAGACAGGCACAAGGGCCAGATCCTCAGCGGTTAATTTGCCCAAAATTTGATTCTGAGGCAGCAAACCTGCGTTGGCTAAGGCTCTCTCTACAATGAGGGCTGCCGCAGTCTTATAACCCACTTTAAAGGCTGCTGTGCCAGGGAATGGCGGGGCTACGATAACCGTTGGAGCCTTGACGCTAGGCGTAGTTGAGCCAAGATTATTACTCAGGGCCATTCCACCACCACCAAGGGCTGTAGCGCCTGCAACTCCCGTTGCTAACACCTTGTTTTTGGTAGGTGTAGCAGCCTTAACAGGCACAGGGTAATTGGGTCTTGCAATAGCAATGATGTTAAGCCAAGGGCGGTGGCGACGAAATACACCTATGCCGTTTGCTTGACTGCCAGTGGCATGGTCAGGGCTGGTGTTTGCTTCAATAACTGTTAGTCCTGCCGTTGAGCAGTTCTCCAAAATACCTACATGCTCAGGAATACCTTTGCCAGAAAAATCATAAAAAACTAAATCACCTGGACGACCAGTTCCCTTGGGAACTATCTGTCCATGCTTTTGAAACCACGTTAAACCTACTGGGCAGTAACTAAATCCTTTGGGTGTTTCAGCGGCAACAATGGCAGAGACATTGGCTTGTGCAAAGCACCACGATATAAACATTGCGCAGTATGGTTGATTAGGCGTGCCATACCAAGATCCGTAAGGGTTTTCGTTATTAGGTCCTTCTATAAAGCCGATTTGTTTTTGAGCAATGTTGACTATATCTAAGCCACTGCTCATTGCCAAATTAACCTTTCAGCCAAGTCTCCTGGGGTACACAAATAATCATATTGTGCCACAACCAACCCGCCCTTGCGGTAGCACTCGGCTACCAATTCAGAACAAATATAGCCCTTGTTCTGTGCAAGATGGCTAATCAAACCATTGGTTAATATTTTAAGCCCAAGGCTGCGTAGCATAATATCTGCAATAGTAAAAAAATCGTATGGCTTGCCGACTGCTTCAAGCGCAGCGTTGGTAATCTGCATACGTTGGTTGTCATCTAGTTCTTCATGCTGGTTCCAGGCAATGCGTGGATATTCAGTCATTGGCTTTTTCTTTATGCCACGTGGATCCGCACTAACAATCTCTCCGTTGCCGACATATATGACAGCATGGTTCCAACGAGAAAAAGTACCAAGGCGAATAAGCCAACCAAAAAAACCACTGGTTTTAACGCATCCGTAATCACCAAGTCTAGGTTCATAACTCATCATTTCTCCTCTGGAAAACTGTCCCTTGGGTTAAGCCAACGAAGGGCTACAGGGATTACTGCCGCTACGGTTGCCGATATAAACAACTTCCAATCAGCAAAATCTTTAAGATGAATACCTATTTCAACTGCAAGGAATGATTCAAACCACACCCGCGTAATGGCATTGATTTTCTTCCATGCCCAACGGTGCATTACTCTTCGGCCTTTGCCTTCATTACTTCTACATCAATCTTTATTAATTGTTGATTTTCTAGCAGTTCCTCAACCTTGTTAATAAGACCAGTCTTACCATCGTTGTATAGTGCATACTCAATTTTAGATAATTTATCTTTTAGGTCATCAGTATGCTTGGCAATGGTGTGCTTAGCGATAAGGCTAATACCAGCAAGCAATGCTGCGACTACAAAAAAATATGAGTAAACGATGGTAGCTGTATCTACAGACATTGGTTATCCTTTATGCGTTGACGGTACGGAATTGAACCATGCAAACGCCGCCAAAACCTGAAAAGCGCTTATCTGGTGGGGACATGCGAACAAAGGAAAGAGATTCAATTACGCCTTGAACCTGCTCGCCAGTAGTAAAATCTTGAAGAACCACAACATCTCCATTTGATTCAACAGTTTCAAGAGCAAAGAGAGTATCTTTAGCACGGCCTTCATAGCCAAGGATCATGTTGTAACGATCCATATCAAAGTCAAACATAAGGACTGGTACACCAATCTCACGCTCACGAGCAACAGCAGGCAATGATTTAAGTTGATAGCCATTAAATGTCGTTGCTGATAGTTGATCGCTTGTTGGATAAATGGTAAATCTAAAGCCAATAGATTCAAGAGGTGTAGCAATACCAGTGGAAATATCTTGATTAATATCAAAATCTTTTGTAATAGTTACAAGGCTGTTAACGCTTCCCGTTGGATCAACAGATTGAACCACAATGCTTCCATTGATTGGGTTGGTTAAACGAGCTTTAACATATTTAAAATGCTTATCTTCAAGGGTAAGGTAACGAATTTGTCCTGTTTGAATGTAACCAGATGCACAAAGTTTGCCACTTGAATTAGAGTTGGTTGGATCTGTTCCAATATAAATGCCATGTCCTTGGATAGAAAACATAAGGCGATTAGATTTACCATAGACTGCAACATCTTGTGCAGCTGAGATAATGCCAGATGGTGCACGAAGGTTGGTAGCCCAAGCCACTTGGTTAGTAGCAACTTCTTTACCCAGATCCAATTTAACCAAACCAGATGAGTATGTGCCATCACCATTATCAATGTAATTTGTTACTGTGCAATAGGCATAACGATCATTAAATGCTACATAATTAACCCAGCCATCTTGTCCTGCTGGTGTGCGATACTTACCAGTAGCTGGATCATAACCAGCAGTAATAACTGTCATTGGACCGTAGGTAATATA